TGGAGCATTAGATACAAACACGATGGTTCAAATTGCTAAAGTTTTTTATGATATATTTACAAATTTATTAAAAGAAAATAGATTAGAAAATATGACAAATCCTCCTATAATTATAAAAATAATTATAGCATCATTTCAAAGATGGATTCAAAGAGCAGATGTTAAACAAATATTATATTATGATATAGAAGAAATTATAAGTGTATTAAATATTTTAATAGAAGATCCATTAAAATATTTTAATATACCCGAATATGTATTTTCATATATATATGCTTTAATGATATACACATGTACAACTTATAAAATAAATTTATTAAAAGAGTTAATCCAAGATATTTTAATTACACGAAAACAAATGGAATCTGGTATGAATTTAAGATCAAGTGGATTAAAATCAGAGGGTGAACTAACAAATATTTATAATAAAATATTAAAAAAATAATAGGAGCATTTTAATGGCAGAAAGAATAGTATCGCCTGGTGTATTTACTAACGAAAAAGATCAATCTTTTTTACAAAGAGGAGTTAGTGAAATTGGAGCATCAATAATTGGGACAACAATAAAAGGTCCTGCACAAATTCCAACAAAAATAAATTCATTTTCCGAGTTTCAAGAAATATTTGGCGGATATACCGATGAATCATATGTACCATTCACAGTACAAGAGTATTTAAAGAATGCCGGCGTAATGACTGTTACACGATTATTATATGAAGACGGTTATCAATTAGACAATGGTAGTATAGCTATAATGGCTTCTTCTGCTAGTGTTGGACCAATTGTTACTCATGTATTACATCCTACTGCACCTGTATCTACTGTAGGAGCTGGCAATGATGTATTCCAAAAATCTTTTATGGTAAACAATCCATCTGGTAGTTTTGTATTAAATGTATCTGGATCATTTAATAGCGATTCTTCTTTACCTGGATTTAGTGGAGCATATTTACAAGAAATAGGAATAAGTTCTTCTATTGACTCAACTAAAAATAATTACATAACAAAAATATTTGGTACTAATCCTAAAGGGGTTAATTATCCAGTATATGTACAATATGAAAATGCATCTGCAACTTCATTATTTAATGATATGGCACACGTTTCTATGTCTTTGGATATTTCTACCTTAACGTTACTTCAAGATTTTCAGCCAGGAACAACACCATTTGTTACATCACAAAAAATAGGCACAACATCAGTTAATTTATTTAAGATACATACATTGTCTCATGGAAATGCAGAAAATGTTGACGTTAAAGTTGGTATTAGAGATATTAGAGTAGCATCTGAAGTAGCAGATCCTAATGGGTATGGTACATTTACAGTAGAAATAAGAAAAGTGAATAATGGTAGTATACCAAATTCACCATTTGATTCTGACGATACTGATAAAACACCAGATATAGTAGAATCATTTACAAATTGTAATTTAGATCCTGATTCACCAAATTACATTGCAAGAAAAATTGGAGATCAATATATAACAATTGATTCAGACGGCAAAATTAGAGATAATGGAGAATATCCAAATGCATCTAGTTATGTAAGAGTTGAAGTTACTAATAGTGTTAAAGAAAAAACATTAAATAAGATATTGGTACCATTTGGATCTAGAGCTTTAAGTTCTCCAATTGGAGATGCATCTGGATCAGCAGGAGACGGAACACAAAGTTTAGTATCGGCATCAATGTCATTAACACAAACGGTTGGCGGATCATATAGTGGTAAAAATTATCATGGATTTGATTTTACAAATTTAAATAACTTAAATTATTTAGCTCCAATCCCAACTGCTAACTCAACGACTGCATCAAATGCAGATTTTTATTTAGGAGATGTTAGTCAATCGAGTGGCGCAAACTTCCCTAGTGTGTTATCACCATATACAGGATCTATTCAAAATGTATTAGATGCTAATACAATTGGTTCTAATGTAGCTTTACAAACTAGAAAGTTTATGGTACCATTTCAAGGTGGATTTGATGGAGCAAGACCAAATTTACCTAAACTAAGTGGAACAAATATAACAGCTACAAATACATTTGGATTTGATTGCTCTGGTAATTCTACCACAGGAACAAAAGCATATAGGAAAGCATTTGCAGCTTTAAGTAATACGGATTTCTTTGATATTAATATGTTATTAACACCTGGTATATTGCATAGTAAACATACTAATGTAACTTCAGAAGCTAGACAAATGGCAGAAGAAAGACAAGACACATTTTATGTAATGGATGTACCTGCATTAACAGATAGTATTACAACCACTATTAACAATGTAACTAGTTTAGATTCAAATTATACGGCAACATATTTTCCATGGGTAAGAATAATTGATCCAGCAAAAAATAAACCAATATTTGTACCACCATCGGTATTAGTACCTGGAGCATTATCATTTAATGATGCAACATCAGCACCATGGTATGCACCTGCAGGTTTGAATAGAGGTGGACTAACAGCGGCAATTAATACTTATGAAAAATTAACCCAGGCAGATAGAGACTCGCTGTACGAAGCTAGAATCAATCCAATTGCAAACTTCCCTAATCAAGGAATATGTATATGGGGACAGAAAACATTACAATCTAGGCCAAGTGCTTTAGATAGAGTTAATGTTAGAAGATTATTAATAACAGTTAAGAAATTTATAGCATCTGCAACTAAGTTTTTAGTATTTGAACAAAATACAGATGCAACTAGATTAAGATTTTTAAGTATTGTTAATCCTTATTTAGAAGGAGTAAGATCGCAACAAGGTTTGAGTGCGTTTAGAGTAGTAATGGATGACACAAATAATACACCAGATCTAATAGATCAAAATATATTATATGGTCAAATATTTTTGCAACCAACTAGAACGGCAGAATTTATTGTCTTAGACTTTAATATTCAACCAACTGGTGCTTCATTCCCTGAATAGAAATTAGATTAAGTAATATTTATATAAAAAGAACATAGGAATATAAAATGGCATTAGAACAAAATTTACCCGGTATTAATCAAAATGATTTATTTTTGAATGCATTTGATTGGGAACCAAAAATGGCCAATAGATTTATTATGTATATTGGAGATATTCCAAGTTATATAATAAAAGCTGCAGCTAGACCATCTTTAACAAATGGAGAAGTAGTATTAGATCATATCAATATTGATAGAAAAGTTAAAGGAAAGACTAGATGGAATGATGTAGCTATTACATTGTATGATCCTATAGTTCCTTCTGGAGCACAAGCTGTCATGGAATGGGTTAGACTTCATCATGAATCACTAACTGGTAGAGACGGATATAGTACTCAATATAAAAAGGATATAACATTTCATTCTTTATCTCCAACGGGAGAAAAAATAGAAGAATGGACATTGAAAGGTGCATTTATATTAGATACTAATTTTGGTCAAATGGATTGGGGTACAGAAGAATCTGTACAGATTGAAATGACATTAAAATATGATTATGCAGTCTTAGAATATTAATTTATTTATTATAGTGGGAGTAGTTTTTACTCCCATTTTTACTGTTTAATATATTTATAATAAAGAAAAAAGGAGTTACAATGGCAAAACACACTGATCGTTATCAAAACGACAATTTAATAAATCTAGCTAAAAACAAATACGAAGAAAAAAATCGAGGCACTATACCTTCTGAAATTATAACATTAACAAGCGAAGGAAAAATTTATCCACACTCTAGTCCATTAGCTTCTGGCAAAATAGAAATGAGATATATGACTGCATATGATGAAGATATTTTAACTAACTCATCATATGTTAAAGAAGGAATAGTTTTAGATAAATTATTAGAATCCTTAATAATTACAGATATTAATTTAGATGATATAGGTCAAGTAGATAAAGACGGATTAATTTTAAACGCTCGTATATTAAGTTACGGAGCAGAATATCCAGTTGTAGTTACAGATCCAAAATCTGGCAAAAAACTAGAACAAACAATTGATTTATCTAAAATTAAAACAAAAACAATTGATATTCAATCAGATGAAAACGGAGAATTTGATTATACTATTAGTAAACATAATATAAAATTTAAATTTCCAACTAATTCTCAATCACAAACTGTGTCTACTATAAGTGAATATTTAGAGCAAACTATAGTCGAAGTAAATAAATCTCGGGACATAAATGACATAAAACATTTTATACGTTATGAATTTTTAGCAAAAGACAGTAAAGAATTTCAAAAATATATATTAGATAACACCCCAATGGTCTTACTAGAATATGAGTTTGTAGGTGAAGACGGAGGCGCCTTTACTGCCGGGTTTCAAGTTGGCACCAACTTTTTTTGGATTTAATCCATCGGATCGACCAAAATTACATGACACTATATTTGAATTAATATGGGCAGGAGAAGGTAGATGGGATTGGAATACTATATATAATATGCCGGTATTTCTTAGAAATTTTTATATACGCAAATTAAATAAAATGTATGATAAGAAAAAAGAAGCACAACAAAAAGCTAAAAGTAAACCTTCTAAATCAAAAGTCATAAAATCTCCATTGTAAATATTTATAATAAAG